TAAATGAAATTACCAGCAGAGTTAGGTTCTCTAACAGACCTTAAAAGACGTGAATCAAAAGCATTTGAAAGATCAACATATTGGAGTGATCAACTTGATGATGCTTATGAATACTTTCTTCCTAATAGGAATTTGTTTGAGGACTCTCGTGCTGGCCAAAAGAAGATGGATAAAATCTTTGACTCTACTGCGCTAGAAGCTATTCAACAAGGCGCTAGTAAATTACAAGAAAACATTGCGCCTATATGGGCTCGCTGGGCTACATTAGAACCGTCTAATCAAGTTAAATTATTGTTAAAAAATGGTCAATACAACGTATCAGAAGAAGATATAAGATCTAATTTAGAAGAGCAATCTGATATTATTTTTGATTACATTAATCGATCTAACTTTGCTACACAGTTTTATGAGCACGCTCTTGATCTTCTTATAGGAACAGGCACTTTAAGAATAGATGAAGACCTTGATAACAATATGCCTATTATATTTACTGCTATTCCACAAAAAGGTATAGCTTTTGAAGAAGGTCCGTATGGGAATGTAGAAACACATTGGCGTAGATTTAAAGTTAAAGTGCGTGATCTATCTAGAAAGTGGAAAGGATTCAAACCATCACAAGAAATTGCAGAAAAAATTAAAAGCCATCCAGAAGCAGAAGTAGATGTTAGTGAAGGTGTTGTTTATCTACCTAAAGCTAAGACTTATTACGGTTGCTTATGGGTAGGAAAAGAAGATCGTATTAGCTGGATGGAAGACTTTGGCGCATCTAGCCCTTGGGTTACTGGTCGTTACTCTAAAGTAGCTGGTGAAATACGTGGTCGTGGTCCAGCATTACAAGCACTGCCTGATGTTAAATCTTTAAACAAAGCAAAAGAATTTTCATTACAGAAAGCCGCTATAGACCTTGCGGGTATGTACACAGCTACGGATGATGGTGTAACTAATCCATACAATATTAGCATAAGTCCGGGGGTTGTTATTCCAGTAGGTTCTAATAACTCGTCTAATCCTTCTATTCGTCGATTAGATACAGGAGCTAACTTACAATTACCGCAATTTGTCATCAATGATATGCAAATGGCTATAAAAAGATCTTTGTTTAACGATCTTAGAGACCCTAGTGGCGCTGTTAGATCTGCTACAGAAGTAGCTATTGAGTCTAGAGAACTGGCTAAAAGAATTGGTTCTGCATTTGGACGTTTGCAAACAGAAGTACTTATTCCTATAATAAAACGCGTAGCATCTATATTAACTCGTAGAGGATTGTTACAACCTTTACAGTTAGATGGTCGAGATATAGAAATTAAATTTACCTCACCGTTAGCTCGTGCGCAAGATAGTGAAGACATTCTAAATGTGCAACAAGCTGTACAGTTTGTATTACAAAATGCTGGTCCTGATCAAGCTAAAATAGGATTTAAATTAGAGGACTTTGGAACGTGGGTAGCAGAAAAAACTGGTATGCCTGCTGAGTTAGTAAGAAGTCCTATGGAAAAACAGCAAATAATACAAGCTGGAGCGCAAGTAGCACAGCAAGGCATGGATACTGGTGAACCACCAATGCAAGGACAAACTCAAGTATGACTTGGGACAAAATTCAACAAGTTCAATTAGATGTAGAAACAGCAACAAAAGACAACGCTAAAAACAGAGAGAAAGTCGCTAATCTTGCGAAAGCATATCATCGATGTTTTAATGATGAGGATGGAAAGCGGGTATTAGCTGATCTGACTGCTAGGTTTGTCTACAACAATGATACTTCTTTTTCCTCTACAAACGTTAATTACGAATCTGCATACCACAATGGTGAAGCAGGCGTAGTTAAATTTCTTATAAATCAAATTCAACAAGCTGAAATTTTATAACTAAATGGTAACGATTATGGAACAACAGGCCGCAGAAAGCGATACCCTGCTAAATGAATCAACCCCAGAAGTAGCAGAAGTAGCAGAAGGTGAATATTTTTTAACAGAAGATGTAAAAGGAACAGGTGAAACCCCAGAATGGTTTAATGCTAACAAGTATAAATCAGTAGCTGATCAAGCTAAAGGATATGCTGAGTTAGAAAAAAAGTTTGGTGGTTTTAAAGGTACGCCTAAAGATGGTTATATGCATCCTGAAGGTGTAGACAATGATGATGCATTGTTACAAGAGTTAATTACTTTTGCAGATGATACCAATATGTCGCAAGAAGCATTTGGACGCGCATGGGAATTGTTATCTGCACAAGATGATGCTGTACAAGAAGTTAATCAAGAAGCAGAAATATCTAAACTAGGAGACAATGCGCAAGATCGTATAAACAATGTAGATGGGTTTATGAAAAACAACCTTGATGCAGAAACTTACGAGAAAGCAAAAGACTTAGTAACAACAGCAGAAAGCATACAACTAATTGAAATGTTAGTAGGAGCAACTGCGCCTGTTAAACTGCCGACTGAAAACGATGTAGCCCCTGCTGGATTGTCATGGGAATCTATTGAAGCTGAAATGTTTAAGAAAGATGATCATGGTAACTTACTGCGTAGCACTAACATTGAGCATGAACGTAAAATCCAAAAGCTTATGCAAGCTTGGGGTGAAGCACAGTAAACATTGATTGATATACCATAAAGGGTGTATAATCCAAAAACTGGATACCTATCTCTATAGCCCAGTAAATTTAGGTTGAATGCTGACCAATTTACTGGGTACTCAGCTAAAACCTTGAAAAACTTTTTAAATTACTCTTTTTCGAGGAAATTATTATGAGTAAAACACTATCGTCCGTAGCAGTCATTGAGTTTGACTCTATGGTAAAACACGCCTATCAAGGCATGGGGCTAATGAAGCCTGCTGTTACTATTCGTAACAATGTAGTTGGTGATACTTACAAGTTCCGTCGCATGGGCAAAGGTCTTGCTAACCAGAAGTCTACTTCTGATCTAGTAACTCCAATGGACGTAGCGCACGAATTTAAGGTTGCTACACTTTCTAACTGGAACGCTCCAGAATACACTGACATCTTTGACCAACAAGACGTTAACTTTGACGAAAAGCAGGAACTAGCAAGCACTATCGCTGGTGCTCTTGGCCGTCGTTGTGACCAACTTGTTATTGATGCTATGAACTCTTCTACTCCTGATGCGGCTGACATTGATCACGGTAACGCGGCTCTAAGCATGAACAAGGTTATTGAAGCTCAAGTTGCATTGCGTAAGAACGGTGTACAAAATGCTAACCTATACGCGGCAGTTAACTCTGCTGGTCTTGGTGGACTTCTTAAAGATGAGAAAGCAACTAACGCTGATTACCAGACTATTAAAGCTTTGGTAACTGGTGATGTTAACAGCCTAGCTGGATTTACTTTCATCATTCTTGAAGATCGTACTGAAGGTGGTTTGACTGTAGCTGGAAACACTGTTAACTCTTGGTTCTTCCAGAAAGATGCTGTTGGACTTGCTATTGGCATCGACATGAAAACATCAATCGACTATGTACCAGAGCGCACTTCATACTTGTGCAACGGTATGCTCAAGGCTGGATCTGTTGTCCGTGACAACGGTGGTCTAGTTAAAGTCGAATACAAAGATAACGTATAAGGAGAACTATCATGGCTTTTGCACGATCTGGTTTATCTAGAATTGGTGGTTCAGGAAACTCTCGCCCATTGTGGGTGTATGCGTCTACTGATGCTCCTGCAACTGTAACAGGTTCTAACTATATGCTTTCAGCTATCAGTGAACTTCATCTTGGTGATGTTGTTCTAGTTGTTGATACTGACGGTGTTGCGGTAACTGCTACTTTTGTAAAAACAAACAATGGAACTACTTCTATTGATTTGGCTTCTGGCACTGCTCTTGGTGATGCCTAACTGATTGGGGGCTTCGGCCCCCTTTCTATCTACATAAAGGTCTATTATGGCAAGTAAAATCAATTTAATTTCTAATGCTTTAATTTTAATTGGTGATTTGCCTATTACATCGTTAACTGGCAACACTCGCGCACAAACTGTTGCTAACAATCTATATGACAACATTGTCCACAATGAGCTTACAAAGTATCGTTGGGGATTCGCACGTAAAAAAGCACAGCTATCTAAAATTAATGAAACCCCAGTAGGCACTGAATACGATGTTATGTATCAACTGCCATCTGACCTATTAGTGTTTATTAAAATGAACCCTAGCATTAATTACCAAATTCTTGGTGATCGCGTTTACTGTAACTATGATACAAATTTATTCTGCGATTACATCTACACTGTATCTGAGGCTACATGGCCTGCATACTTTTCTAAAATGGTTGAATACGCATTAGCTAAAGACTTTGCTATGTCTATTAGAGATAGTGCTTCTACCAAACAATTGATGAATGAAGAATATATTAACGCATCTAATATGGCGCGTTACACTGATTCTCAACAACATCCTATTACTCCGCTTACCAGCAGGCCTTTTGTTGATGTGAGGTTCTAATGGCTAGAAGTCACTTTTTGCAAAATAGTTTTGTAAGTGGTGAGTTATCGCCAATCGTAAAAGGTCGAACAGATCTTGATCAATACTATCAAGGCTTACAAACTGCTACTAATGTAGTTACTGTTCCACAAGGAGGAGTAAAGCGTAGAGCAGGGTTTAAGTTTGTTACAACTCCAGCACCAGTAGTTGCTAAGTATTCTGCTCCTACAGCTACTATGCCTAATGGTGGTACTGCGGCTAATCTTAATGATAATGACCTTACAACTTTTGGTACTACTACAGCAGGAATAGAGACTACTAATCCTTTTGTTGTAGCGTCTTATCAATTTACTAGCCAGCAGACTATTGCATATATAGATTTAATAAACATTAAGTTAACTACTGCTGATGCTACTAGCAATGAGTTTGTTATCCAATATCAACAAACTGGTGGTGCATGGATTACGGTTGCTAATGTTCCTACGTTAACTGATTTTGAGCAAACACTTAGAGTTACTATTTTAAACAATGGTGTGCCTACGCCTTTCTTAGACCAAGATTGGAGATTGGCTAGAGTTGGTACTACAGATTTAGGTACGTGCAATGTTTCGCTAGCAGAGATGCATTTCTACAATGTAACTGGCGCAATTCATAGTGATTTAAAAATGCACAAATTTGAAATAAGTATTAACAGTAGTTATTTGCTTTTATTTACTAACAACAATTTACGAATATATCACGTTGCAAATGACATACCTACATTTAAACAAGATGTAGCAACAGACATAGAGACTAATTTTCCTGAACGTGTAGCAAGTAATGAAAATGTATTACTTATGTTTAACGAAAATGTTCCTGTTAAACGATTAATATACAACCTTAACGGCAACAATATTTTTAAATTTGATAATGCGCCATTCTTAAATGTGCCACAGTTCGATTTTAATGATGCTTCAAGTCCTGTTCCTATTAGCTATGTAACAACAATGACATTAGCGCATTTTACTAAAGGAGATAGGTTTCAAGTTGATATTGAATCCGTTATTAGTAAAAACATAACATATACAGGTGATACGACATCAACAGCATTTAACATACAAAAAAACTTACAAGAAATGCCTATATTTGGTGATACAGGTGTAGCAGTTTCTGGTTCTAACGATGTGTTTACAATTACTGTTTCAGGAGAGTCTACCAAATCTTTCCAAGTGTGGACAGGGTTTGCTACCTCTGATCTTGCAGGAAATAACAATGAAGTTACATTTGCCATTACAACGCAAGGAAGCCCTCGTAAAGAAGATGTATGGAGTGCTACTAGAGGTTATCCTAAAAACGGTGTATTTGCTGGTGGGCGATTATGGTTTGGTGGTACTAGAGATAAACCCCAAAGTGTTTTTGCATCTAAAGCTGGATCATTTTTAGATTTTTATCTTGAAGAAGGTGATGATGACGAAGCTATTTTTGTAAGCATAAATGGATCGCAAAGTGACATTGTAGATATTGTAGGTGATCGTGGATTACAAATATTTACAGAAGGTGCAGAGTACAAAGTAACAGGTAACACGCCTACAACAATTAATATACAGCAACAAACACAGCATGGTAGTTTTAGTGTTAAAGTTCCTACTACAGCCTTAGATGGCGCTATATTATTTGTAGACCGTAACGGTAGGAGTTTAAGACAATACTTGTATGACTATAATGAAGATGCATATCGTAGTATTGATTTATCAGTATTAGCGTCACATTTAATAGTAAGTCCTGTTGATATGGACATAGTAACAAGTACAACATCAGAAGATGCTAACTATGTATTTGTTATTAACCAAGATGGTACGGCTGTTGTTTTAAATACGTTGCGTGATCAAGATATAAACGGTTATACAAAGTTTAACCAAGTACGTGATAATGGTAGCGTAGATTTATTTAAACAATGTGTAACGGTCAATAATACCTTGTTTACTTATAGCCAGCGAGGAAACCGTTTTACTATAGATCAAATGACTTTTGATTACAAAATGGATAGTAGTGTCAAATACACAACACCACATAGCACTACGTTGTCTGGCCTTCTGCATTTAGCTGGAGATACAGTAGAGGTTATAGCGGGTAATAGTAGCCTGCCATCTAGAACAGTAAGTGCTACAGGAACAATTACATTAACACCTACTGAAGCCGCATTGACAGATGTTATAGAAGTAGGGCAAAACTTTAACTGTGAAATTAGAGGAATGCCATTAAATACAAGATCACCTAATGGCTCGCAAACAGTATTAAGCCAGAAGCGTATAGATCGCATGAATCTGCGTGTTTACAATAGTGCTGGTGTTTATATAGATGGAAACTTAGTGCCTGTTAGAACGTTTGAAGATGCGGGGAATAGCCCTTTAAACTCATCCCTTATACCTTCTACAGGAATTATAGAAGATAACCACGGTGGTAATGGATGGGATAGGGAAGTTACTCCTATTATTACAATACCAGACCCAACACCATTCCATCTGCAAGCAATTGGATATGAGATTAGTTCGTGAATGAAGTAACAGCGCAAGATGATATTATAAAATTACAGTCTCTTATGTTAAAAGGAGACACAATAGAGTTAGAAACCAAGCATCATTTTAGTGATGGTTTATATGCAAGAGAGTTATTTATTCCTGCTGGTGTATGTTTAGTAGGAGCGTTACACAAGACAACTCATTTGTATATGGTAGTAAAAGGCAGATGTAAAGTGTCTAGCCAATTTGGAAACATGGATATAGAAGCTCCGTTTATGGGAGAAACTATTCCGCAAACTAAGCGTGTTATATACGCTGAAACAGACTGTGTTTGGATTACATATCATCCTACACATTTAACTGATATAGACGAGATAGAAAAGGCTTTGTTAGAGCCAGAGGATATTTAGATGAGTTTTGCAATAGTAGCTGG